GCGCAATCAAACCACGAACGCGAGATAACAAAGAGTTACCCATGCGGTAAGGAGATGGAGAAAAATCAGGTGAAATACCGCCAGCGTTAGACTGCTGACGTGCTTGCCAAATATCAATAGCAATCATTAAAGCTGCTTGACGAATTAAAGGCTCTGTGGCGTAATCGACGCCAGTGGTAGGAGTAACTGCAACCTTTCCGTAAGGTGCAATTAAGTGGTAATTATCGTCCGCGTGAGTAACTGCCCATTGGATCATTGAATAACCGCTTGGGAAGTTGTATCTGGTATATGGCAAGAAGCCAATCCAGTTAAAAGTTAATGAACCAGCAGAATAAGGATAAGTTCCAGTTACTGTGTGGGTTCCATTGTATAGAGAACCGCAATTTGTAATTACGACTGACTGACCAGTTGCCAAAGGTAGCGGTGCTGATAAAACCGCAGTGGCATAATTGCCATAAAGGGAAACGCCTACAATTGGGTATTCGTTAAACCATAATTGTTTTTGAATTAAATCTGTTGCAGCTTCGCAGACTGATTCAATATCTACGTCGCTATAAAGTTCCTGAATACCAATAGCGTCGCGGACTTCTGCGACTGTTACATAATCTGCCATCGATATTCCTTTCTTAGGGGAGTTGCCCTGCCAGCAGGGCTTCTAACTGGCAGGGAACTCCGACTTAGTTATTAGACGTTGAAGCGACGAACGCCAGCAGGGATAAGAACCTTTGCTGCGCCATAGCCATAAATTGCTGTTTGTAGAGCCATGTTGCCAGTAGCGTCAGCAACGTGGTTTACAGAGAAGTATGCAGTTGGAGATTCCCACCACATAGCTGTTTCTGGAGCAATTACGAACATTGAGTTGTCGTCAAGACCAGTAGATGTTCCAACGATGAACTTATCTACATAAACGTCTAGACCAAGAGCATTGCCCTTGATAGATGAAGGTGTTACTTGACCAGCAGCGTTGAACTGTGGTGAAGCAAGTGTGTAAATTGGGCGACCTGTTGTATCAGCATAACCTTGAAGCTTTGACCACCACTGCGGAGAAATCGCAAGGTTCTGTGCAAAGTAAGATGAACCAGAGTAAGCCGCTGCGGTTTCTGTTGCGATGAACGCTTGGAAATCTGCTGCTGTTACGCCAGATGAAAGAGTTGCTTGTGTGCCTTGTGAAGTCAAGACAGAAACCATGTATTCGTCAGTTGCCTTGTCGTAAGCGCGCTTCAACTGGATAGCTAACTGATCGAAGAAGACAGGGTCAGAACGCTCTAGAAGTTCTAGTGTGATTACCTGTGAACCTGCGAACTTCTGAACTGAAACAGTTTCGTAAGCAGAGGTCATGCCTGTTGATGATGGTGCAACGTCTTCACCAGTGGTTGCAACTGTTGGAGCAGTTGAAGAACCGCCACCTGCTGAAGTAACCAAAGATGGAATGTTAATGGTCATACCTGAAGCAGGTAGTGATCCCTTTGTAACTGCGTCAATTGTTGAACGACCAAAGTTGGTGTTAGATACGAAGTTATTTAGGTATTGAATTGGGTTGAACGCTGGGTTGGTTGTGCCAATTGAATCTGTTGCAGCGGTTAGGTTGCGAGCATCTTCTGAAGCTGCAATCCATTCTGCTGATTCTGCGTTGCCAGTTGCAGCCTTTAACTTATGCTCGATGTATTTACCAGCAGATGTAATTCCGTGGCGAACTGTTGTCGAGATATAAGGTGTAGCCGCAGCCTGAATTGTTGGACGTGAGGCATCTTCTACTTTTGCTGCCTCTGTCGCGGCTGGAGTGGTGTTGTCCACTGGTGCCTCACTTTCGGTTTCGGTTTCGGTTTGTTCTAAAGCTTTTTCCGCTTCCTGAATTACTTTCAGGGCATCTACCGCTTCAGAAATCTTTTGAATTTGCTCATCTTCCATTTCTTCGAGCTTTTCTTCCGCTGCATCGTCTTCTGCTTGTGCAGCAACTTCAACGACACGCGCTGCGTCAAATGCAGGTGTTTCTACTAAAGAAACTTCTTTAAGAATTGCAGCCTTAACAATTAAGACGCCATCTTTACGCTCTGTTGCGCGGATAACATCTACGCCAACAGATAAACCATCTAGAATTCCCTCTGATGCTTTAATTAGGAAATTTTCTCCGTCTGCTGATGCAGAAACTTTGAAAACGCCATTCATGCCGGTTGATGTTTCGTTAATTGACTGTGCGCGACCAATTACGCCAGAAGCGGTCTGTTGGTGCTGTGCAAGTAACTTAATCTTGCTTACGTTAGGAACTTGAATAGATCCTTTTTCGAAAATAACTTTTCCTGCTGAAGTATTACCGATTTCGCCAAACGGGACAATCTGTCCAGCAATTACTCGGCGCTGTGTATCGGCAGCTTCAATTACTGCACTAAATGTTAGGTGTTTGTTCAACTTCGCCATCTCCATCTGGGGTTAGGTCTTCCATTTCTTTTGCTTGATTAACGTCGATAAGACCAAGAGCAAGCATCTTCTCAATTACGTTCAAGCGCTCCATCGCATCTGACTTCAAGTAAGTATCGTCAATAGCGAAACGAACCTGCTGTGTGCGTGGAGTTAAATCGTCCATAGATAAGCGGCTTTGGATAACCTCAATATATGGATAAAGCGTATAAGTTAAGAAATCTTTTCTAGCGTCGATAATGTTCTGATAAGTAGAAGATTTCAATTGTTCTGCGTCAATCATGTATGTAGGGACATTCATTGCGCGAGCAATTTGTGTCGCTAAATACTGCGCTGATTCGTTGTAAGTCATATCCTTTGGTGAGAATTGAGTAGCAACGTAATCAAGTGTTTGTGTTAAATACGCAGTAGCGCGGTTTTGACGCGCTGTGCGCCAAGTGTTCAGAAGACCCTGAACCTTGTCGTCCGGTAGATCTGCGCCATTGTTTTTAATGTAACCAGATGGCTGCGGAGTTTGTGTAGCAACATTAACAGCTAGTTCTAAGTCAATCGCTGACTTAATTGTTCGTGCTGCACGAAGTAATAAACCTTGATCTAATGACTGGAATGTAATTAACGAGCCTACTCCGTCCATTGGAAGTTTCTCGTTGTTAATCATGTAATACTCAACGTTTTGATTCCATTGGTCGAGCTTTACAGTTACTCTGTCGTTTTGTATCCATTCAAAACGTGCAGGTCGTCCGTCATCTGCATAAACTTCTGTAACGCGCCAATATGCAACGCCATAAAATATAAGTGAATCAACAGTCCAAGCAATTGTGTTGGAAAGCGGTGAACGCTTATCCGGTTGCTTTAACCAAACTGGTGAAGGGATTTCTTCGCCAGTTGTTAAGTCATAAATTTCTAACGGAATTCCGGCGATAGTGGTAGCAATTAAATTGCGGCAATTAGCAACAGATGGAACCGACATTGCTTGAAGTCGGTTAATAGAATTTGCGTAATTGTTCCAACCACCAAGACCATATGATCCATAAAGTTGTCCGTAAGGCGCATCAAAGACCGCTGGCGCGACTTGAGCTGTAATTCGGGTTGATGGGACTACTGATGCTTCGACTGATTGCTGCGGCACAAATCTATCCCAAAAACCCATAACATATATTATATCCCGATTTGCGTCAATTTATACAATTATGATATTAGGTGTCGCTTGCGGTTTTACTAGCTCGTAAGTAACCATCGCGGCACTGATAGCACCTGCCACTGATCCAGCAGATTTTCTTCTTACGATTCGCCAGCCAGCATCATTGGTTTTCATAGCGCAGTTTTGCATGTGGGCTACGAATTCCTTTTGCCCTGAATGAACCACGCGATTATTAACTAAAGCTTCGGCTAAGTCAGAACAGGCTTGGTAGAAATGCTGACCAGAGCAATCTTCAACCATAACTCCATGATTTTGTAATCTTTGGGCAATCGTAGCTGTCGCGTATTTGTCGTAAAGCAGTTTTTGTGGGTGGTATTTTCTAACCCAAGCCATAACTCCATCTGCCATCTTCAATTCGTCGATACCGATTTCAGAAGTCCAAAGTTCCATAATCCCAATACCAATTCGACCATCTTCAAGCAACATCCCGGCAACCAAAGCGCCATCTCGTTTGCTTGGTGAAATATCAATCGCAAATACTGTCGGTCTGCCAACCGGAAGTTCTAAATCAGGGTCAGTAGTTGCTTCAATAGTTCCATTTGCCCACGGGGACACTAAACTGTCTATCCACGAGCAGAGAACTTCCGTCCTTGTGGCTTCGACTGGGTTTGTAGCAACTGCTTCAGCGATGACGTCTTCTGTAATCGTGATACCCAACGCAGGATTAGCAAAATACCAGTTTTTCTTGTCCCAGATATCGCAACCCGATGGAGCGCTATATTCATACCATGCAAACGTAGGCGATGGGTAAGAAAGCGCTCTTTCCCGTAGATCATTAAGGACTTGGCTGAACGCATCGCCAGCGTTTGACGTAACGAGCGTCTGGGCATTAGGTCTTGCTCTAGTAACTGGTCGAGCAGCCGTCCATGCTTCGAGAGTAACCTCTCGTAACTCGTCAATAAACAGTAAGTCAGCAGTCTTGCCGCGAGAACCATCACGCGTAGCAGCAACGATTTCATATCTTCCACCATTCTTAAAAGTAATCATTTCTTGTCCGTTAGCAAGACGTGGTTTATGAGCTAACTGATCCGCAAGCCAGTCATTAGTTTGAATAATAAATGCAACTTCTCGAAAGTTATCTAAAGCCATATTGCGATTAGAAGACATTGCCACTATGCGTTCGCCATTTAGAAGACCCCACAATATGCGCATACGCGCTAGGTGGGTTTTACCATTCTGACGAGCGATGAGAAGTCCAATAGTCTTCCGGCGAAAGTTTCCTTTGTCGTCGATCTTCATCATGTCTTCGACAACCCACTTTTGCCAGTCCATTAAGGGCATACCGATTCGTTCTGCAAGCTCGATTATCTCGTTACCGCGTGATTTTCCCTTTAATAGCGGAGTGTGCAAGCGTGGAACGTGTTGTAAGCGTTTTTTAAAATTCCCCTTACTAACTTTGCCCTGTCCGGTCTGTAACTGGCTCAAATCGGCTCCTATGGCTTCTGAAAGGGACTTGTTGGCTTCGTTGAGGTCGTCTTAGGGAGAGAAGAGTCAAG